CGCCACGGATTGAAATGGACGAGGTTCTCGGTGGGCATTTTCAGCGGACTGTCGTCGCCCAAGGCGGGGTTCTGGTCGGGATCAGGTCGGTCATTGGGATCGTCGGTCACGCGGCCAACCCCCAACACCGCTCGGCGTAAGAGCAGAACCGGCATTCGAAGAAGTCGCGGCTGGCGGCGATGCGCGGCAACAGATCGCCTGCATCGGTGGCCTGAAGGATCCGCACCGCGCGGTCGGACATTCGCTGTGCGAGCGCCGCATCAAACGGCACCAGCTCGTGGTACAGTTCGGCTGTGTCCTTATTGATCGCGGTGAACAGCGCGGGTGCGGCCGAGATGCCCGGCACGGTCGCTTCCATGTAGGCTTGGTAGATCGCGATCTGGGCGGCATAGACGGGCTTGGAGACCGTGACTCCGTCCTTGACGCAGGCCCGCCAGTTCTTGGCGTTCATGGTCTTGCACTCCCAGAGCGCGGGGGTGCGCAGGCCGAGTGCTGCCGGGGCGTCGGCGATGATCCCGTCGACATGGCCCCGGATACGGCCGCCCGCGACGCAAAAGCCGAACTGCTCGCCATCAGGGCGATTGCCCTTGCGGGTGTAGAGGTCGATCCCGGCGGCACGCAGCCAGCGGATGGCCAGATCTTCGAGCTGGTGACCGATCTCGAAGATCCGCAGCGTCTGGCCGCCGAAATCCGCGCCCTCGTCCTTTGGCGCGCCCGCGAATTCGAACTGCAAGGCGCGCTCGCAGGCATGCCCCAGCCGGGACGCGCCGAGATAGGTCCGGGGCGGCGTGGCCTCGCGCTCGGCGCTGAGTGCTGCGTCGACCAATACGTTGATCCGGTCGGCCACGGAGGGGCGCGGGTTGAAATCCAGTGTCAAAACGGCACCTCCGCCGTGGCGGCAAGGCGCGACATCTCGGCGCCGTAGCCTTCGAGCACCTCCTCGATCAGCGCCGTGACGTCGGTGGCGGTGAGGTCGCGAAGCCGCTTGTCCCAGCCGATCTGGTCCATGGTCTGGCCCAGCCGCTTCATCACCAGCGCGATGGCGAGGCGTTCTTCCTCTGTCGATCCCTGCATGGTCAGTCCTTTGCGATGGCGGGCCGCAAACCACGCCTGGCAGGGCATCGAGCAGAACCAGCGATGGTTGCGGGGGCGTGGTTTGGCGGGGTTGAAGAAGCCGAAGCCTTGCGCGGGTCGCAGGCAAACGGCGCAAGGTTGAAGGCGCGGGTGCCAGTGACGCGCGGGGTCCGCAGCCGGTTCGGGTGGGCGCTCGATGTGCGCGGCATGGTTCACGCCGCCCTCCCGATGTCCGGGCTTGCGCGGCCGACGAGTTGGCGGATTTCGCGCTTGTTGAAGCCGAAGGTCATCAGCGCCGAAGCGCGATAGCGGGTCAGGCCGTAATCCTGGCGGAACGCGGGCGGCAGATATTGCAGCTGCTTTTCGGTCGCTGCCTGCTTCAGCCAGCCCTTCGATTTGAAGGCGCTTTCGTCGGTCTCGTATTCGTTCAGCCAGTCATCGGCCTGTGCGAGGCAGACTGTGCGCTCGCCCACGCCCAGCAATCTTGGCGCACGACCCTTCGATCCGCCAACGGCGTGCCAGCGGCCATCGAGATAGAAGATCCCGCCCCAGGCATTGAAGCCGTTGGCCATCAAGGCAGCATCATCGCCGAACAGATCGACCCATGCGAAGCTTGACCGCTTCAGAAGGTCGATCTCGGACATGATGAAACCCGACAGCGGGGTGGCATCCGCACCTTCGCCGGTCTCCAGGATCTCACGCGGGAAAGCCTCGCCGCAAAGCGGGCATTCGGTGGCCGCAAGTGGGATCTCCGCGTCGCAGGCCGGGCAGGTCTTGGTCGGGGCGTCACCAGCCTCGGTCTTGCCGTCAAGATCGACATCCTGTTCCAGCGTGCCGTGGATCAGGCTCGACGTCCCGAAATCCAGCACGATGCAGTCGGTCTTGACGATGCCGGGGTGTTCTTCGGGATCGACCGTGCGCAAGCCCCGCCCGACCATCTGGATCATGGTCGACTTGTAGGAACTAGGGCGCAGCAGCACGACGCAGGAGGTGGGCGGATGATCCCAGCCTTCGGTCAGCACCGCCACGTTGACGATGACGCGGATTTCGCCAGCGGCATAGGCGGCAAGGATCCGGCGGCGCGTGCCGGCATCAAGATCACCATGAATGACGGCTGCCGAAATGCCCGCACCATTGAAGGCGGCGGCAACGTTTTCGGCATGGGCGACGGTGGAACAGAAGACGACGGTCGGCCGCGCGCTCGCCTTTTCCTGCCAATGCCGGACGACCTCATCAGTCACCGGCGCACGGTTCATGATCTGCGCGACCTCGGTCATGTCATAGTCGGCGGCGGTCTTGCGCACGGCGCGCAACTGTTCCTGGACGCCGACGTCGATGATGAAAGTGCGCGGCGGCACCAGATGGCCTGACGCGATCAGCTCGCCCAACCGGACCTGGTCGCCGACATTGTCGAAAATCTCGCGCAGCCCCTTGCGATCGCCCCGGTTCGGCGTGGCGGTGACACCGAAGATCCGGCAGGCGGGATTGGCACCTCTGACATGATCGATGATCCGGCGATAGCTGTCGGCAACTGCGTGATGCGCCTCGTCTATGACGAGCAGGTCCAGCGCGGGCATCGCGGCCAGATTGGCGGGCCGGGTCAGCGTGGGCACCATGGCGAAGGTCGCCCGACCGGCCCAGCTCTTGGTCTCGGCATCGACCACTGAGGTGGTGATCTCGGGTGCGACCCGGCCGAACTTTGCTTGGTTCTGCGCGGTCAGCTCGTCGCGATGCGCAAGGATGCATGCCTTGGCGTCGCTCCCTTCGAGGGATTTTGCGACGACCGCCGACAGGGCAATGGTCTTGCCGAACCCCGTCGAGGCGATGCTGAGGGTGTTGCCGTGATCGCAGAGCGCAGCAAGGCTGCGCTCCACGAACAGGCTTTGACGGGGGCGAAGGCGCATGGATCAGACCCTCACTGCGCCCAGGACGGACGGCCGGGCACGCCAGCCGATGGCTGCGGTGCCGCTGCAGGTTGCTGAACGGCCGCCGCGGCAGGTTGCCCCGTGAAGGACGGCGCCAGCCCCATGTTCTGGGCGTAATCCCGGTGGTCCGGCGTCACCGCACTGCGGATTTCGTTCTTGTCGTCGCCGCTGGCATCGGTGCCGACGTCGATCCGGGCGAGGAATTCGATGCCGTCGAGATCCTTGAGCCCGTTGATCCGGCGCGCGGACTGGGCCTGCGGCGACTGGTCCTTGTCGGAAATCCCGCGCGCCGAATTCAGCATGCCGCGCACGAGGCTGCGGCCCATGTTCGCCCAATCCGGCCCCTTGGGGCTGTAGAGCCCGATCAGGGTGAAGATCTTGCGCCGGGCATACTGGCCCTCGGTGACGGTGAACTCGCCGTTCAGATAGACTGCACCAGTCGAGCCGCGCGTGGCATAACCTCCCGTCCAGCCCTGCGAGGTATCGTCGAAGCCGCCCGGCCGGATGGTCAAGCGCACCTTGGCTAGCGTGCCTTTCGGGATGAGGTTGGTGTTGCTCTGCGCATCGTTGAAATCGTTCCAGGACCCCATGGGGTGCCTCCTTCTGTGATCAGGATTGCGGGTGTTCGGGCGTGGCTGCCTGGACGGGCGGCTGATAGTTCAGCCGTTCGGTTGCCGGGGCGGCGGGTTTGCGGATCTTGGCCATCAGGCGGCCAAGGTGGGGTTCTTCGACCGGACCGAGGCGGCCGGAGCGGTCTTTGGCCGGAAAGCCCCAGGGGTTGATCGTCTGACAGACGAATGCGCGGTATGGATTGCCCCCTTCGGCCTTCAGCTCGGCCATGGTGATCACCTCATCGACGATCCCCGGCAGTTCCAGACCTGTCTTTGATCCGTCGATCTGCGGCTGAAAGACCTTGCGATTGAAGTCGTCCAGCTTCTCGTCGAGGATGCCGACGAACCAGACATTCTTGGCCCGCGTGTGCTGCAGATGCGTGAGCCAGGCGATCATCTCTCGGCCATGCAGCCCGTAAGCCCCGCGCACGTCCGGCTTGCCGGTCTTTTCCGACAGCGCCTCGGGCTGGCCCTTGCACCATTGAAAGCAGAGCCGCCCGGCCACCGTGATCGAGTCGACGAAGATTGTGTCGTAGTGATCGAGGGCGGCCGGGTCGCCGAACTTCTGGCAGACGGCAGCGTGGTGCGCCGGGCTGAAGGGTTGCTCGTCGCGCAGGCTGGGGTTTGCCCCACCAATGAACACTGCGAAATCCCGGCATTCCGCCCACGTGCGCGGTCGGATGCTGTCGCCGGGCCAGCCTTCGATGGCGAGATCGCCCGCTTCCAGATCCATGAACAGCGTGCGGGCGGGATCCAGCGTCCAAAGGAGGCTGGTCTTGCCGATGCCGGATTTGCCAAAGATGCAGCCCTTGATGCCGCGCGGTTCGGCCAGCCGCTGGTCGGCGGTGATGATGGGCAGGGTCACTGCGCACCCCCTTGCGGGAGGATCTCGACCTTCAGCGTGCCGGTCCGCACCGTACGAGCGGGCTCGAAGCCCTGACGGATGGCCTCGGGCCAGGCGACATAGTTGCGCTCCGGCACCTTGAAGCTGATCTCGACATATTCGGCGGGGTCATCCCCGGCGGCGCGGATGCGCTCGACCATGGCGGCCAGCCGATCCTGATCCCAATCAACCCGTTTCGGCAGATCGGCGACGACGGTGAAATCACCCTCATCAAAGCGCACCGTGCCGGTGTCCTTGCCAGAGGCGCTGCGCATTTCGGCGGCGCGGGTGGCAAACCGGACTTCCAACGCGGTGTTGAAGCGCGCGGTCACGGCCTTCATCTGCTTCGCGGCCGCGTCAATCTCGCGCTGCATGGCGGCCAGCAGGTCCACCGGAAGCAGGGCGATCTCACCCGTGGGCAGATTGATCAGCTCATCGATACCGGGTGTGTTGTCAGGGAAAGGCATTTCGGTCTCCGTATTGGGGGATGGGGATCAGGCGGCCTCGAGCAGGCGCACCGAAAGGGACGCACCGGCCTGGCG